CGATACCCGCCGGAACCGATCTCTGGGAGTCTCTGCAACTTCCTGTATGACAGTGTTGGTCACGACTTGGTAAGTCCAGTTGGTCCCGACGATGACCTGATTCGTCCCGCCGCTGTACTCGTACTCTGGGATGGCGTTCGTGCTCACCACCAAAGCATTCGTATAGATTCGGTCGGGCAGGTTGTTGATCACGTCCACCATCTCGGCGACGTGCTCGCCAGGGATCGTGATGCCGATGTTTACGACCACGTCCTGCTGAGCCATCGCTCCTGCTGCCAGTAGCAGCCCGATCATTCCCGTCATCCACTTCTTCATAACTTCTCCTTTGTTAGTCACTGTGGCCGTAGACTGTGTCACGTCGTTCATAAAGCGCGGTAACTTCCGCATCTCCCAGAACCCGCGTATAGACACGGATGTCATCCAGATAACCTTTGAACTCGATTGCAGTGGTGTAACCTGTTCCAATCCTCAAAGTACCAGTCGTGTCGGGGATGTCGTCACCTTCCACGTGGGCGGTCTTCCCTGCTCCGTTCTTGTAGAAGACCGCCTGCGATCCGTTCCATGTTACCACGATATGAACCCACACGTTATAGACTGGCGAAGCATCGTAGACACCGCCAATACGGTTGCCATCTACAGAGAGAAAAAAACGTCCCTCCCCACCATACTCAGTACCCAGGCAATATCCGTTGGCTCCGTTGCCACCAGTACTCTTGTCAAAGATTCGCTGGTACCAATCCCCTCCCGACAACTGATACATCCAGAAGGCGAACGTTACGCTATCAGAAGAACAAGTCAGATCCTGCCCGGCTGATACACTGCGGGAGATGCGGTCGTTGTCCCCGTCAAACCGATAGTGCCCGGAATTGGCTGAGTTCCAAGTTGGACGTTGGCTTGCCGTCGCCATTGTGAAATCCGAACTGTCCGGGCTGTAATCATAGTAAGTCCCGGCAAGTTTGTTCGCGGGAAATGGAAGCCACAATGCCGCGTAGTCGGTCCAGTCCGCGTGAAGCATGTGCTCCGAGACATAGACTTCCTCTGTCCCGTTCTCCCCGGTCGCGATAACGTAGTCAGCCGCGTGGACCAACGAAACTGATAGGACCAGCACTATGATCAACAGTCGTTTCATTAGTTGTCGCTCCATAGCAGACTTGTACCATCCGAATACAGATAATCCGCCGCGTTCAAATACACTCGCGCTGCCTGAATGTAGTTATCCCCGGTTGCTCCGATCAAAACCTTGCCAGAGCCAAACGCATCAGGTTCAAGAACAAAGTCAGAACCGTCGTACTTGATATAGGCATCACTCGCTTGTCCGAAGTAGAACGGTTCATCTTCCGCGAAGCTTGCCTCACCACCACCTGCTGTTGCTCCATTGCCTAACCATAGAGCATAATTTCCCGAAGTTCCTCCACTGGCATCGACGCGGACTCCGTAAGCATACGCGGATGTTCCAGACGTGGTAAAGTGGCCGGCAGTCTTTGTAGCTCCAGCAACACTGCCCTGATTGATACCAACGATGGCAGTTCTGGTGTAAGTGCCTAAAGTTCTGGTTGCCACCCCGTTGGCGTCGACATACAAAGCATAATGCTGCATTGTTGCATCGGCATTGTTAAGGGTACTCGTGTCCGCGCTATCTATGTACTGTCCATAGATATAGGTTTGAGAAACTGACTGGTTGTGCGTTCCTGACGAATTCTGGTCAAGATAGGAACCGTACCGATTAAGCGTGCCTACAATTTCTGTATTGCCAGTATGGTCAATGGTTTGCTTCCTGCCATACTCGCTCCCGGCGGTGAGTGCCGTATCAAAGTCCTCTGTAATCATCTGGTTTGCAACAGGCGCGGTGTTAATGCCGTGGTTGTCGGTTGCGGCGTCGCCGAGCTGCGCCTCGCCGACGACGTCGAGGCTGACGGCCTTCTGATAGACGCAGTTGCTCTCGGTGAGGCCGTAGATCTGCGGGCCGGTGGCGCCGAGGGCCTTGGTTACCTGAGAGCCTTGCTGAAAGCTGTAGACGCCGTATATTTTGCCTTCATCGAATTCAATCTTGGTGTCTTGCCAGCCGACTTCAAAACAATTGCTGATGCCGTTTTCGTACATGTCTAGAATGCCGTCCATTTGCAGCGTGCCGTCCGGGGAAACCAAGGCAAAGTAATTGGTGGTGTTGTTATCGAGCACGCGCCAGATACGGTTGGCAAACGAGTATAACACATCATGCGCTGCTGCGCCGCCGACGTGCGTGGTGTTAGTGTCGAGATGCAAATACTGAATGTTTTTGACTTCGTGGCTGTTGGCGTCCAAGGCTCCCTGCAGCTTGCCGTTCAGGATCGGGAAGGTTGCCGCGATGCAGAACACGCACAGGAACACCACGAACGCAGCCCGTAGCGTACGTACTTGTCTCTTCAATAATTCAAGTTCGTTCATGTCATCCTCCTAGCTGAGTTTGATCAAGTAATTCAGTTTGTAGTTTGCGCTGTCGGTGAGTCCCGACAGGTCGGCTATGAAGCCGTCTGTAGTATACGAGTCCGTCCTTGGTGAAGCTAACAGTAGCAACCCTGAGCTATCGGGCATCTGGACCGTCAGGATTACCTGAGCCGGTGCGGACGCCAGCCCCAAACCGGTCACCGTCACACTGGAAGCAGCGTTCCCGATGGAGGCTTGTCCCATGACGAAAGTACTGTCAGCCAAGCCGGTTACCGACGCACCCTCCGGGTCGATGATGTTACGCAGTATAAACGGTATCTGGAAAGCAGCCACCACGTTTCCACCAACACTGTCCAGTACCAGTATCTCCAACCAACCGTCCTTCTTCTGGTCGTCGGATATGGCGGTCTGGAATTCGCTGGTGTTTGCGTCCAGCGTGAAACTGAACTCTCCGTCGGCAACATTCGCGTTGCCGTTGCTGTCCAGTGTCCACTCACCGGGCACGTTTACGTCTGCGTCCACTGTCTTGCACAGCACCGTGCTACTGTGGTCGAAGTCGTCGTCCACTGCTATGCTGAACACGTGTGCGCTGGGTAGCTCATTCAGGGTATCCAGTGGCGTCAGGCTCGAGTCCGTGACCAGCAGCACGTTGACTAGCGGGTTCTCCTTGTAAAACATGAACGGGTAGTCTCGCGCATTCAACGTGTTTCCACTGGAGTCATAGTGCACAAGATTCACTACGTCCCAGTATATTGTGATAAGTCGTCTGTCACTCATGAGGCTTGATCTCCTTGTCCTTCGGGAGTAATCCCTTAGCTTTCAAGTAAGCCACGTGTTCTTTCCTACGTGGAATGTTGCGTAGCTCTTCAGGTAACTCCACTAGAATACCGAATCGCGCAGCTACGCGCACACTGTTACGGGTCAGTCCTACCTTTATCACGTCCGCGCCTGAGTCACGCAGCACGGAGAAGCGATGCCGTCCGTCGATGAAACAAGTTACGTAGAAGTCGTCTCCTCCAACCAGCAGAACGATAGGGTGATAGACCGGCACATCCGGACACGCTTGTACGAACGTCTCGAACTGTGCCCGGGCACCTTTCTTGCGTTCCTGACCCGGCGCTACGTAATTACCGCGTTCCCAGCGACGGAACCCTTCCTCCAGCTTGTCCACGTACACCAGACACGTGATGGTCTGTGCTTCTAGACTGTCCTCGTTGGTGTCAGGTTTCACCATGTCCAACGCAATCCTATTTGCTAGAGACTTCCTCATAGAGGCGTACCTCCGTTCACTTCAGGGTAGCTGTATGAGCTACCGGGATTTATCGGGTAGTACGTCATGACCGGGTTGGTTGTCTTCTTGATCTGGAACGTATGTGAGTGGCCAGCCGAACTGTCAAACTCTGTGCTCGTGGTCACTGTGGTTCCACCCGATATGGTGGTGTCCACGTCATACACGCAGGCAATGTCCGGAACTTGCCGGTACATCCACGATGTCGCCCACGAGGCAAACGCGTAGTAGTCACTGCCAGTGTTTTCAGTCAGGAAGCGCACCGGTACATGGATATCCGATCCTTGCCATCTCTGACTGATGGAAGTTACCTTTCCACTAGCAACCGTGAACGTACCAAGTAAAATGGAAGCATGCATCATGTCGGAAGCCAGCCTCGGTACTCCGAGACTGACGTTCCGCGTGTTGTCACCAAGGATAGCGTCCGTGATATACGGAAGGTAGCTGGCAGTGAAGTAACCCTCATTCGGGTGGACTTCCGCAGTGATCCACACCCAGTACGTGCCGTTCGCGTAGGCGGTCACGTCTATGTAGTCAGTGTCACTAGCGTCAGGCCAGTAGTACTCGGCCAGATTACCAGCCAGTATGAGTCCCTTCCCTACATAGAGCCGCGCAGTGTTGAGCACACCGGCGGTGCTGTAACAGGACAGCTTGAACGGTCCGTCGTATTCGTGAGCATCCAGTGACCGTGGCTGCGTTCTGCCACGGGACAGGTCAATGACCCGGCGCTCGTAGTCGTGGACTACGCGGCCGATCCGCTCCTGTGATCGCTTTGTGAAGGTACGTCCCATGTTATGCGTCCCTCGGTAGTCCCAGTACGTTCCAGTTCATAGCGTACACTGTCTGGAAGTCCAGATACTTAGTTGCACCACCGTCTGCTAGCTGTGAACCGTTGTCCAGACGCTGCGGCTGAGCCGGTGGCTTGCCATCATCCAACAGAATACGGGACTTCACTCCCAGCACCAAAGTATGGAAGCCTTGGTCAACTACGGACTGCACGAATTCGACGTTGCTCATCTCTATCTCGTAGTTGACGCTCCAGTAGATATGCACGTCACCCTGCGGATCGATGAACCACTGCTTGGTTGCGCCGATGTCCAGCATCCTTGCGTAGTGTGCTTCCACAAGAACACCGGCGTACTGGTCGCGGTTTGCGTTGATGGTGTTCTTTGCATCGAAGTGTGCCTGCATATTGAAGTCCGCGTCTTTGATGTTCCGCTGTATGCGGCACAGCCAGGACGTGTACACTTCAGTTAGCGGAGGGTCGAACGGATCTTCCGCACTGTTCTGGACTTCCTTAGTAGGTGCTCCCTGTGCATCACCAACATCATACGCTTTCTCCACGGGACGCGTGTACTGAGGTCCTGACCCAAATGATATCTTGGGATCCTGATCCCATGGATACACGACAGTGGAACCCGCAGCCGGCACAGTCTGTAGTAACTGATACTCACAGGACAGATGCCAGTTGAGCCGATCAACGAGACGGCGCGGCACGATCTTTGTACAGTACAGTTGGTTATCGTCTGGGTGCTGACTGTACAGTGTAGGCAACGCTGTGCTCGTGATCGTCGTTCCCAGTATACCGTATATCGTGTCGCGGTCGTCAGTGACTGCAGAGCATTTCAGGTGGAAGACGCGGGTCGCTCCTTTACCACTGGTGCTGATGAACCCGCCGTCGCCGTCGGTAATCTCTTTTGCGTAGTCTACACTCATCCCACTATCTCCACTTCAGGTTCCTGGAAAAGTAGCACTTCCTGTAGCAGATCGATGACGCTCTTTCCGTTCTCGATCATCTTGTCCATCTTCTCGACCTGCTTCTTGGTGTTGTCGGACACTTCCTTCAGCTTGTCGTCTCGCTTACCACCAACTTCAATGCGGTAAGCCTCAGCCGAACCTTTCAAGACGGCCGCAGCGAGATTGCTCTTCATTGCCTGAGACTGCGTTTCCTCCAGCACGTCGCGGCGTTTGGCTTTCAATCGGTCGATGATGCCAAGTAGCTGTTCCTCCGTGTCCAGTGCCGCGTTCTTCAACGCGAGTGCTTCCTCTCCGGAGGCTTTCGCAATCTTCTCAGTCAAGTCCTTGCGCTCGGCCGTAAGCCGCAAAAGTTGCTCTTCCAATGGCAGACGACGAACTAGCATGTCGTTGAGTCGTGCAGCAAAGTCGCGCTCCGGCTGAGCCTTACCCATTATCTCATCGAAGTCAGGCACCGTGGGCAGATTGTCGTCGATGATCTTCTGGATCTCCTCCATCTCCTTCTCGAGATCAGACTTCACAGTAGCGCCGGTTGCCAGTCCCGCTGCTTTGCGCTGAGCTCTGGCCGTCACTGCCTTGCTTACCATTTCATCGACGTATGCCTGATCCGGACCCTTGGCCATGCCGATACCCAGCTTCGTCCAAAACTTCTTCATACCCTCGTCGATGGCACCACCGGTGATCTTGTTCAGGAACCGGCCAACAAACCATCCACCAGCAAAGGCACCCGCGATACCGGCGGCACGACCGATCATCAGTTGCTTCTTGGAGAACGTGCGAATCATGTCACCAGCCAGCGCACGTTGCATGATCGTCTGGTTTGACATAGCGCCAGTGTTGATCGTTGCGAAGTAGGCACTCAGCTTCGGTATCGCAGCGACCGCTGCTTTGGTCAGTCCAAGCATGTGGGTTGCGACGCTCCGCGTAACCTTGGACATGAAGTACAAGGACGTGGATAGGTTACCTACCAGCATCAGCAGTGGGCCGATAGCTGCTGTTCCCGCCAGAATGCGGACAGTCCACACTTTGGTGGGACGGCTCAGGTTCAGGAACCACTTCGCCGCGTCTCGTAGATCCTCTACAAGTGACTTCAGTTCACCAGAGAACTCACCCACAAACTTGATGGCGCCTGCTTGCAGAGTTGCTTTCAACTGATCCAGCGTATGCGACACCGTTTTCGTTTGCTCGTTGAACGCATTCTGTGCAGCACCGGCGCGGTTAGCCTTTATAGCGATCTGTTGCACGTCCTCAGCGTAGTCATCCGCTTGGTCACCCGTCAGCTTCAACGCTGCCTTCAGGTCGCGCACCATGAATCCCAAGTCACTCAGCTTCTGTGCACTGCCTCCGGTAAGTTCGTTCAGCCAACGTATGGACTTGGCCAACCCCAGTGTCTTGAACATGGCATCCGCGGACTCAAAGCCAGCTGCCTTCATCGCGGTCTTCAACTCAGGCGACGCGTTCAGGAAGCGCATCATCAACCTGTTCAACGCAGTGAACGTCTCGGCCGCGTCGATACCACCACGTGTCATGGTAGCCACAGCAGCGGCCACTTCGCCGAAGTCCACTTTGAGTGCCGCTGCAGTACCCGCAGTCGATCCTAGGAAGCTCGCGAGCTCTCCGTAGGTTAGAACACCACGCTCCACTGTCTTGAAGAGCACGTCGGATACGTCAGTTGCTTCCTTGGAACTCTTACCGTAAGCGTTCAGTATTGCAGTGATAGCCTTGGCCGAAGTAGCTGTATCAGCCAAGCCAGCAACACCGGCTTTCGTAGCAGCTTCCAGCACTTCCAATCCAGCAGCGCTCTTGAAACTAGCGGAGTTGATATTGTACAAGGCATCTGCCATGCCCATCGGTGACTTACCCAACTCCACAGCCATATCCAGTACAGCATCGCTGGTGCGGTCAAACTGTGCTTCCGTCTCGCGCGCAATCGTGTTCACGTTGCGCATGCCCTTCTCGAACTGCGTAAACTGATATGTAGCAACACCGGCTGCTCCCAGTATCGGGAGCGTGAGCGAGTTCCGCATCTTCTTGCCGGCGCTGGTCATCGTTTTACCGAACGACTTTGCTCTGGTCTCCAAGCGACCCAACGTAGCATCTACCTTCTGGACTTGCTTTTCCAGAGGTCCTATGCGTGCGTTCAGGACGACCGCAATTTCACCCAGTGTTTTTGTCATCCTTCTGCCCTCGCTTGTCGATTACCTTTACCTTGCCACTCTTCGCGAGTGCTTTGAAGAACATCTTCAATCGCATCCTCGCTTCAGTTGGAGACTGCCGACGGGTATCCGTGTCAGCCGCAGCCCCACCAAACTTCACCATGAAATCTTCGAGTTTGTAGCGCCGTCCTCGCTTGTGCGAAGGACTGAACGCATACACCACCCAAGCAAGCCATCCAAAGAGGAAGTCAGTACGTTCGGGTTCGCCCGGTGACAACCGTTCAAATGCCTGCCACTCGCTGAACTCCGTTGAGCTCATGCGTCGCTGGAGTTCAGCGACAGGCATATGCAGTTGGCGAGCTAGTCTGAACCACTGCTGCCGCTCTGGACGGCTGCGGAGTTTTTTGTCATCTCCTCCAAGTTCGACTGGCCAATACCGTTCATCTGCCGGATGTCATCCCACAAGCGATCAAGTACTGCACCAGACTTCTTGTTCAGTTCCTTGACATCGCGGAGTTCGAAGATCATCTGATCGCTGTCATCGACCGCAGTCAAGACAAGCAGCAGAGCCTTCATCTCACGGATGTCCACTTCGTTGTCGCTGATCCGGCGTTTCTGCAACTCAGCGTCAAACATATCGCGCCGGGTGCCGTCCATCGTCTTGAGACGGATTTGACCGCCCCACTCCGGGACGTCCAGTATGCGCACTTCCAAGTCCGTTGCGCTCAGGACAGTGTCCCTATTCAGCGTTGCCATTTCTCTACCTCCTCGTTGCTTGGTTAGCAATACGCAGCCCGGCAACTACAGGCTACGCGACAGTGACGTCGCCATCTACCTTTATGGTGCAGTTGGCTTCCATGCGCTGATCGATCTCAGCCGTCGGCTCGAAGCCGGTCATGAAGCCATCGAACGTGTACGTGTTCGCACCACTGTTGCCCCACGTGAGCGTGAGCTCTTCCGCTGCTTCGTCGATCGGCGGATCGGTCGCCGGGTCAAACGCAATCGTTACCGACAGTTCGCCCCAGTCCACCAGTTCAGCCGGTGTGAACGTATGTGCCGTCGTGGTACCCATGTGCGTGGTCTGGATAGCCTCACGTGCAGCAGACGGTCCGTTCACGCTGATGATTTCCGCGAAGAATCCACTCTCCCACGTAATCGTCAGGCCAGTACCTAAGTGTGCCATGATCCCTTACCTCCTCTTTCCTAACTACCGAACTCGAGTTTACCGCGTCCCATCTTGACGCGGGTCACTACCGACGACTCCTCCACGTTCCAATGACTAGTATGGCGCGGGAGTCCTTTCGCCTTACGCTCCGCTCTCTCCTTCTCAGTGAACATCGTGTGGCGTTCAAGCGACGCTGTCCACTTCTTGAAGTGGAGACGGATGCGGTCACCAGTCTTGGGGTCTGTGCTGTAACAGTTACCGAACCGGTCAACGCGCCATCCATTCTGGATAGCCCACGACCGCAACTCGGCAATCGCTGCCTGCACTTTACCCGTCTCTACCTTAGCGCCCGTCATAACTCCTACCTCCTTTGTTGGTTAGGTCAAGTCCCTCCGCACGGCGCGGAAGTTCTGCACAAAGATCACCCTATCCTGTTCATCCGTTGCCAGTTTCATGATTTCATCAGTCTTGAACACGTTCAAGTACCGCGTGGAACCAGCGTAGAAACTACCGCAGCGGTTCAGTGCCGTCTCCACTGCCAGTGCCTTCGCGTAACCGGTGACATAGCTCTGGTGGCGTACGCGCACCTGAAAGGTAGGGTGCAGTAACCGCGTGGATTTCGCGCCGTTGGTGGAAGCGTCTTCCGCAGGTCCTCCAGTGTCGTACAGTGTAATGACACCATCCGGGCTATCCGGCTCCCGGCCGATGTATATACCCCACGTAGTCGTGCCGGCAAACGTGCCGAGTCCGCTGAGTTTCTGTTCAACCATATCTCGTGTAACCGGGTTCACACTATACCTCCCGAGCCACTTCCATCGCTACATCCGACAGAATTACGTCCTCCAGTTCTTCGAGTGCATGCTGAAGGAACTTGGCCTCCCCGATCTTGTGAGTTGCTTCCATGTCTTCATGGACATACACCGCATACTCGGCTGTATGACCTATTTCAACACGCGGGTCCTGAAACTTTGCCGGCATCTTTGCCCGGCGCTTGGCCAAGACCTGCTCGTGATTTGTCTTCATCTTTGCCGCATCGGGACCACGGAACTGGGCGGCAGTCTTGCCACCAGTCTTGTCCCATATTACGTAGGAACTGGATCTCAGGTTGCTTGTATCACGTGGACACCGCTCGATGGAACCGCGCATAACACGCAAGCCACCTTTGATGAGTCCCTCCCGTGAGCGGAACTTTATCTTGCGGACTTTACGGTTCATACGCTCCAGTACCTGCTCCAATCCCTGTAACCGCGATGACCGTCCCAGTGATGTAAATCGCTTTGCCATTACTTCAAGTATGCGATATGCAGTACTCTCCTGTTCCGGACATCCGGTATCCGCGCCGTTGCCACTATCTGCCGCGCACCTGAAATGCCAGTTGGCTCACTGTCCAGGTCATACGCGCTATCCAAGTCGTCCTCAGCTCCCTCCCAGAACCAACCACCGTTCGCAAGTGGTCTGTCCGGGTACACGGTAGCAGCGGACACTACTTCGTTGCCGCCTGCGTCCTTGACGACTTTGAGTTCCTCGTCGTATCTGCAGTCGATTTCCACACCGGTCCCGAAGGTATGATCACCGTAGCCATCCGGCGTACCGGGTGCCCAGTACAATCCCTTCTGTTTACGGCGTGGAACCCGCGTCAGTGTAGTAGCCGTACCCATCATGTACCTCCGTCAACTGCGTCGATACTCTGGACAATGGCTGTGCTTGCCGTGCCTTCACTCAACTGAGCGAGCGTTCCGCTGTTGTCCAGTAGTATGGCCTGCTGCCCATACACCGTGACCTGCAGGTTCAGTCCAACCTTGTATTGCTTCGCTTCGCTGACGGGACCTGCCTGTTCCCTTGCAACGCGCATGTCCTTGATGGCTGCGAAGTGTGCTGCTAACCAGCGTTCTATTTCCTTCAGCGTGTCGTCGTCGTGTCCGACGGAACTGTCCGTCAGGTTGTTCTCCACCACAAGGTATGCTGCCGTAATGAACGGAGTCAGGTCAGAGACGACCGACGAGTCCCGCTCCAGTATGGCATCAACTTCAGCTGCCGTAACTCTAGCCATTAGCCTTCCTCCTCAATTCACTCCACCAAGCCGGTTCGATGAACTGGCTCACTCCATGTTCATTCCACTTCAAACCCAAATCCTCAATGACGCTCTTGATTTCCTTCATGTCACCGCGTACAAACTTCTCAGGCCACACTTCCCGGATATCCAACCCGGCTCTGTGCATTTCAGCGAACCGTTTCTTGTGGACATTGATCCACTCCTGCCATGAATCAGCCGTATGGCGCTTGTGCATGAAGCCTGTCCGTATACACGAGTTGATGATGTCCTCGTCTGCCCGGCGCACAATCACCCACTTCGCACTCGGGAACGCGTAGTTCCACACCGGCCACATCAGGCACATCTTTGCTCCCTTGTAAAACCATGGCTGCTCAGCACCGAGTCCCTGAGCGCGAACAAGACCAAGCATCTCCTTACGTAACTCCGGATACGGCTTCAACTGACTCAGCTTCGGCAGCGGATCCTGTCCAAGCGGGTCACACCCGATACGCGTCAGGTACGGTTTCATGAGCCGCTCCCGCACATCTTGGTTCTCGAACATACCGCGTCGATTGTAGCGCGTAGGTCCGGACAGGTTGCCTCCCCAGCACCCGCACAGGTGCAGGATACCGGCGGTCATTGACGTGCCGCTACGGGCACAGCCAGTGATCAGGATCGGTGGTCGCGCTTCTTGCATACGAAGATAGTCTCCTGAGTTTTCTTACTGTATCTCGCCGATTCAATCACCCGGTTGTGTAACTCCAACTGCCCGTTGAGCCGAGTGTGTGAAATCGTCACGTGCGTGAACGGTTTGGTGTTGTCCTCCACACTGCGGGGAGCGTCCGTCATCGGCAACGTGAAGATCGCTACTGGCGCTGCTTCGATGAATATCCTGAACACTGTATTCCACTCGTGAAGCTGGAAATGCTTCAAGAACGCAAACGCACACACTATACTGGCACTCATGTACGGACATACGCGTATATCCGACCACAGGAACGTTCGACTGTGGTCGTTCTTTGCCCGGGCACGTTCAACGCACAGCTTGTTCTTGTCTACGCCTACGTACTGTACAGCCATTGGTAAGTGCAGTGGAACAAGTCCTGTGCCGCAGCCGAACTCCAGCACGGAGTGACACTCAGGGTGCTCTAAGAGATACGTGTTCACAGCACCGGCGTACCACAGCGAACTATACGGAGCGGACTCCTTCCACGCCTGCTCTTCAATCTTCAACTGAGCAGCGGTCAGGAACTCACTGTAGTCTTTTACTTCCATGCGTCGACCACCCATTTCTGTGTAACATTATGGATCCTGGGCTCACCGTGGAAA